TTATGCAAGAAGCTCTATATAACCAACTACCTGAAGACCGTAATGCTTCTGGTATGCTTGCATTTGCCAGTTGGACACAAACACCAACTTATCAAACTTATTCCATCCACCTTGCTTCAAGTGTTCAGATTCAGGGTCACCCGGTAAATCATGAAGCCAATATATTTTAATCTTGCTATCATCTACTTCACGAACGCGAGAAGGTATGATTTGAAAGTACTGTAACAGGTCTTCAGGTAGTTGGTTATATAGAGCTTCTTGCATAAGCTCTGTGCCACCCTTTGCGTTCTGGGCAAGCTCATTTGTTTCCATTTTAAGTTCCATGTTAGTTCATTAATAAGATTAAGGTTTATTATATATGCGTTTCAGAATGCATAAATATCAGGAAATAGAGGATTTGATTGTACATCATAATCCTTTCAATGTCAACAAATTGGAGATACTTAATGTCTAGATTGATTTCGTCATGGGAACTACTCATGACCTAAAATGGATCCATTTACACTGTTTGCTTTGGCAAACGGAGCTGTTGCTGCAGTTAAAAAAGGATGCCAACTCTATAAAGACATTAAGAGTGCTGCTGGGGACGTCAAGGGAGTACTGAAGGACCTTGACGACCAATTCAATAAAGCGCATCAGGACAAACCAGCTAGTCCTGAAGCCAAAAAACAACTAATAGAAGAAAAAAGTCGCGTCGTTGAATTGAACAAACGCAGTGGCGAGACAACAAATATCTATACAGAGATTGGTGAAGCTCTCGGTGCATACTATGACAACTACTTCAAGTGTCTTGCAGTTCTGGAACAAGAAGAAATAAAAAGTAAGACCACTGTATATACTGGTGACGCAAGTCTTGCTAAACGAGCCCTCCAACGTGTCCTAATGCAAAAGCAATTAGAGGCAATGGGTACAGAGCTTCGTGAGCTAATGATATACCAAAGCCCACCCGAGCTTGGTGCACTATTCACTGATGTTGAAAAGATGACTAGAGCTTTAGGCGCTGAGCAAAAGATTCTCATTGCTAAACAAATGCAACAGGATGCTATCAAGGCTAAACGAAGAACTGATAGGATGAGACATTACCAGCTTGATATTGCTGCTGGTATTGGTTTCCTTATCGTAGTGTTTGTTATGATGGGCTTGTTCATATACATCTCATACGATGCTCAAAAGAGATGGCCTAAGCTAAATACAAGTAGTGCTAGGGAATATAGAACAAAGCTTGAATTACTAGAGATTCAAGAGACTCAAGAAAAGCTAGAAAAACGAAGAAAGCAATTAGAAAGAGAAAACTAGATGACAATCGAGATCATCTTCTTGATGGTCTTAGTCGTGTTTGACGGTATTATTGCCTTATTATTGTTTTTTTATTTACTAAGACAGTTGGTGGAATATTGGTAATGTTAACAAAGAAAACATTATTGGGTATTGCAGCTGTTGTCACGGTTGTAGCTCCGCTCGTCCCAGAGAAAATCAACATCAACTTCAACATTCCAGTTACCGTAGCTGGCAAGCCTAATAAGCCGTATGAGATAGTTACAACTACCTGTCATCTATCTGATAAGTTTAGGGACGAAAGAGGTCACCAGGTCTGTGAGTACACTTGCTCAGATGGTGACCATAGAAAGGTTCATAAAGTCACTTATAACACAGGTGCTATGTGTCAATCAAACATCAACGAGCGTGTAAAAAAGACAAGCAGATAATTACAACAAATTAGCTTCAAACAATTGCTTTGTAATACTATCTCTCAGCTTAATCCTGGTGAGTCCTTCTGGCTGCAATGTATCTTTATGAACACAAAAAGCATTCGCCTCGTATCTTAAATCAAGATTAGATTGATCAATTTGATAGTTATCTGGTTCCCATACATTCTTTGTTTGACCATTGGTATTGTTGGGGTTATGTTTGGTGTAGATGTGCCAGTACGGGATGTAATCAAGTTCATATATCTTCTCTAACAACGGATCGTTCCCACCCTTGTTATTGAATTCAATATACAAAAACGGCTTGTGTTTCTCAAGTAGATTAGTGGCACCGTTAAGGACGTCTACTTCATATCCCTCAACATCTAGTTTAATCAAGGTAAACGGTTCAAGATCAACATAAGAATCAAGTGCTATGAGGTTTGTATTGACACCCTTTTTGGCACCAGAGTTAAGTTTAAACTCACCATAGTTGACCTTCTCACCTTGAAATGGATCGATGTTAACCATTTTGATAGCACCAGGTTCGCTTGCAGCACCAGCATTAACTGGAATTACGTTGTAACAACCGTTGATGAGAATATTAGCTGCAAGCATCTCAAATATGTAAATCTGAGGCTCAATTGCGATTACATTACCTTTATTGCATTTTTTAGCAAAGAAGATTGTATGAGTACCAATGTTAGCTCCAACATCAATTACGTTGGAAGACTCTGTTAATATTCCATCAAAAAAGTCAATTTCTTGTTGAGCCCACTCACCGTAGTAGTGAAGACAAGCACCAATTGGATCATCATTTTGAAAATGAATGAATGTACCGTTTCTAGATTTAGTTTGCGCAATAGGATTATTCATAATGAATTTTAATAACTGTTTTTCGATGTGATCACTCTACCTCGATACCAACCATCCGGCATGGAATCGTCTTTAAAAATGGATTTTGAACTAACACCATCCGTAATCCAAATCTTACCAAATTGAGAATTTCGATCACCTTGCTGATGCTTTATCTCTTTAAGTTTTTGTTTCTTTCTTTCAACAGCGGCTGGCGTGTTCATTTGGTTGGTATTTGATTTGTACCCTCGTCTCTTTCTCGTCTCAGCGCCTTTTTTAGATGCTGCTACTCGACGTTCAGGTGACAAATACAAAGATCTCCAATTTGGCCCATACTTATTTTCAAGAATCTGGTTTGTCCTTGAACGCCCTAACTTGGCTGTCTCTATGTCAGTGAACCCCTGTAGACCCTGCTCATTAATATAATCAAATCCACCAAATCCACCAGTCTTTAGGTTATAGGTGTTCTCAAGAGCTAAAAAGTCATCCTTAACTATATCTGCCTCTTTTGCATACATTTCTTCTGGTGTGTCAAATACAAACAGAATATCTTTTGTAAAGTTTTCAATTCCGTGCTTTTCAATAGCATGTTTCAGATACTTTCCTGATCCCATGTAGCTGTCATTCAAATCTTTGGTCTTATGTGATCCAATGTAGATCTTGCCGTCAATTTGGTTTGTTATCTTGTAAATTGTGTAGTACATAAAGTTTTCTCCATGTACTTATTTATAAGAGTTCGAGTCTTGACTTCGACTCAAGGGTTGCGGAGGATGGATTCGCACCACCGACATCCGGATTATGAGCCCGGCACTCTACTCCTGAGTTACCCCGCGGTGTTTAGTTGTAAATGTTTCCTATGCACTTTGCACATGATCCATGAATTGTAATATTTAGTTGGGTTTGTAAGAACATCAAACTGGTACTGATACTTCGCCTCGTAGTATGTACACTCACCCTTGTTCTTACATAATCTTAGTATTTCACGTTTGAAGTGATCTACTCCAATTATTTCAATATCTTTTTGCAATTCTTCATTAGATCCGTAGTATGTTTGCCAGTCGGACTCTACCTTGAATCTTTTCTTTTTACCCTTGACCTGTCTAGTCTTCATAGCCCAGAACAGTTTCTTTCCTATGTACTCACGACCAGATACTGTGTTGATTATTCTGTAGACGAACCCATAACACCCTTCTGGGATCATTGTAATTGGTCCATCTTCAAAAGTCCACATCAATTGTCTAATCTATCTTCGTCATAAAAGTCTTCATCAAACTCACTATCTAATTCAGGATCAATTACTGAGCCACAGTAGGGACAGTACATTATCTCTTCGTCTATATTAAAACCTTCGACAGAAAAATCTGCCTCACACATTCTGCAATTATGTGATTCCATGTTACGCTCCTAAAATTAAATATTGGGACTGCTTCCCGTCTTTTCTTCTCCAGCACCCAACACACATGCTATTCTAGCATCATATTCTATTAAAGTCCATGAACGTGATTCTTTGTTCATTAGTAATGTTATATGACTATTGTGCACTGTCTTACCAACCCATATTGGTGTTTCTTTATGTATATCTACAAAATAGTTCATCACTGATTGAGCATCTGAACATTTCATTTGTTTGTTTAAATCTATAATCTCCTGTGCGTTTACTATAGAGCTAGTTAGGCAGAATAGGAACGCCATTGCAATTTTACGCATGATGGCTCCTTACATAAAAAAAGGGAGCATAAGCTCCCTTCCGGTTACTATACTAGTATATAGTATTAGAAACTACGAGTATACTGCAAACGTACACCGTCTTTTTCTTCGTCACCATAGCTACGGCTCCAACGAAATGCAACAGAGTCTTGCTTAGTCAAAGCATATCCTACTGCAACATGGCCGCGAGTTGTCTGATACAACTTACCAGATTCAAATGCATTGCGGTAACGAGCACCAACATCTGCTGTCAAACCTGCTACTAGTGGAAACTTAACTCCTGAATCAATTGCATAGTAGCTAAAGTGAGTTGAACTTGTGATTCTTTCACCTAGACGAGCACCAACGTACAATACCCCAAGACTTTTCTTTGCACGAACCTCAAGCGCTTGAGAGATTGAACCACTGCCAATTTTAGTTTGGCTGTTCTCCATTTTAATGCTATAGTCAACACCACCAGTTTTATTACCAATGACCAACCCTTCTTTGATGTTCTCTGCACCTGTCTTACGATTGTTTTCATCAGAATATTCTACTGATCCATAACCCTGAGCCATTGCAGAACCAACAGACATCAAACCCACAAGCAAAACTGCTTTTACTAATTTCATACTTACTCCTTTTATTTTCAGGCCGCCTTGGCCCACACATTAGACCAATCTCCACTCAACGCACCCTTTGCATAATCAGTCGCCCGATTTTCAAAGAAGTTTGTATGTATAGGACTATTGATCATCTCTTCCACCCACAGTAGTGGGTTTCTTTTTACCTTGAATATTCCCTTCAATCCAAGACTAATTAATCTACGGTCAGCAATGTACCGAATATATTGCTTAACATCCGCCTCAGTCAAATTCTCCATCAAATTACTTGAGAATGCAAGATCAATGAAGTTATCCTCAAGACTAACCATCTTTTCAGCAATAGAATAGATCTCACCCTTCAACTGATCGTTCCAAATACTTCTATTCTCTTCAACATAAGTGCGAAATAGCTTAATCATTGACTCAGCATGCATTGTCTCATCAACTATTGACCAAGTAATGATCTGACCCATCCCCTTCATCTTGCCGTGACGAGGAAAGTTTAGTAGCATAATGAAACTCGAGAAAAGTTGCATCCCTTCCGTGAACGCAGAGAATGCTGCAATCTGTTGCGCTATCGTTGTTGCATCCTGGCCCGCAAGAGACAAGAAATAATCGTGCTTGTCTTTCATCTCCTTGTACTGCAGGAACTCGTCGTATGTTGAGTCCGGCATTCCTAAAGTCTCGATCAAATGACTGTAGGCAGCCACATGGAGTGCTTCCCTTGCCGCAAAACCAGTCAACATCATTCGAATCTCTGGTTGTGGGAAGTAAGGTAGATAGTTCTTCACGTATCCTCCAGCCACGTCCACGTCTCCTTGCGTGAAGAACCTGAAGATGTTTGTCAGGAACGATTGTTCCGATTTGCTTAGTTTGTTTTTCCAATCTTTTACATCCTCTAGCATTGGTACTTCAGTATGTAGCCATGAGCTTTGTTCGTGTTTCAACCAAGCATCATATGCCCATGGATAGTTGAATGGTTTGAAATAGCTGCGCTCGTCTGTTAACTTACTTTTTATTTTTTTAATCATTTTTGTTGATTCCTGCTTGTATTATTCTTTATCCAAAAACCCAATCTATCTCCCGCTGCACTATCATACCAACTCCAATCATCAAGGGGATTGCAAGGCTGATCATTCCAAACTGGAATAATTTCATCACAATCGTGATTATGAAAATCATCATTATATCGCATATGAATTTCAATTGCTTTGTCGCCTATGTATTCAACATTTAGCCATTCTGTTTCACCAGCAAGGTCTGAGATGAAACCTGGGATCGGATATTGTTCGTTCACTTTTATCCAACGACTAAACCTATCCAATCTACTATTGTCTTCTCTGAACCCTTCAACCGTAAGATGTTGATGCCCATAATGATAGTCTACTGATATATGTCTTCCAGTTAGAATTTCACTCCAGAAAAACCCATCAGGAACTGATTCTGGTATTTCTGTATAGAGCTGCTGAATACTTGCTCCGCGGCTCATCATCCTTATATTAGTTATTGGTCTAACTATGTAATCACCATCGTGAGGAACAGGTATTCCTGCTGGACCAGCAACAATATTTTGTTTTTTCGCTACAATCAGTTTGTCATATATCCAGAGATGTTCTACAGGACATTCTGGCCATACATCACAATCGTTTACGAACTTCATTTAAACTGTAAAACTACTACCGCATCCGCATGTTTGCTTGGCATTAGGGTTTTTAATAATGAACTCTTTGGTCATTAGCTCGTCCTTGAAGTCGATTATAGCTCCCTGTAAGTATTGCATACTCATTGCATCTACCATTATATCAAACTTACCAAGACTGACATGAAAGTCATCTTCGTTGGCTTGGTCATCAAATTTAAATCCGTAGCTAAATCCAGAACAACCACCACCTTGAACAAACACTCTCAACCCCTTAATTGTAGGATCGTTTTCATCAATATATAAATCAGTAATCTTTTCTTTTGCTTTATCTGAAATTGATATCATTTATCTTTCCATTAGCTCGTTAACAAACTCTAACAACTTTGGTTGATGATTAGTATATGCACCTTTCAGATAAGAGTAGCTATCATACCACCACTTTTCTGCTTCGGGATGACACCCAATCAATCCAATGTTACCTTGAATTGCAGCCATTACATCATCATTAGAGTACTTAGCAATTAATTCAAACTTACTATAATCCCCTATAATTGCACATCCATCATAAAAGAACATATGAGTACATTCACCGTGCCAATACACTTTTAGATTTTTCGCATGAGGTCTTCTTGTATCTGCATCTGGTTGCTTAATGTATTGAACAGTATCAATTCCGTCTAATATATTAAGGTAATGACTACCAGCCCAATAAGCACCCATACAAATACCAAGGTATTTACCACCTTTTGAAATAAAGTTTTTAACATTTTCAGCATTGTTTTTAAATAGTGTATGAAACGTTTCTGAGTCCCCAA